TTACCGCCGGACCGTGGTCTCGATGCTGACCGAGCCGCCGATCTTCACGCAGGTGCCGGTCGCCTCGACCATATGGAAGCCGCGGCCATAGGCAGCGCAGGAGCCCGCCCTCGCGGCCCCGGCCGTGCCCTTCAACGGCAGCGTCTTGCCCGCCTGGGGCGCCCCGGCGGCCGGAAGGCGCAGGCTCTCGGCCGCGGTCGCGGAGGTCGCCAAGAGCGGGATCAGGATGAGAAAAGGAGCACGCATGCGACCGGTTCTAGCCCGGCCCGGTGGCGCTCCCTAGCGGCGCGTGCCGCTGGAAGGCCAAGCTGTTGAAAAAATTGCACATCTCAGATTTCGTTCGCTTTTTACCCCCGGCCTGTGGCAGTTTCTGTGTAGCAGACTGTGGAGCAAGACGGAAATGCCGGAGCGGCTGGGACGGCGCGGCGGGGTCTGGATTTACGTGCGCCGGCGGCCGCCGGAATTCGAAGCCGTCGAGCCGCGCGTCAACATCCGGATCTCGACCGGGATCAAGATCAAGGACGATCGAGCCGGCGTGAAGGCCGCCCGCAAGGCCCGCCAGATCGAGATCGATCTGGAGGCCTCATGGAACGCCAGGGCCGGCCAGGGATCGCGCGACGCTGTCCTGGCGCTCGACGATGCCCGCGAGCGGGCGCGCGCCCTGGAGCTGTCCTACAAGCCGATCGAGGACGTGGTCCGGGAATCCATCGACGACATCCACCGCCGCCTGGCCGTGCTGGAGATCGGCGACCGCCGCCACGACCCCGCGACCGTCGCGGCCGCGGTCGGCGGCGTGCCGCTGCCGCAGATCCTGTTGTCCGGCCTCGTCGCCGAATTCGAGGTGGTCCGGAAAACCCTGCTGGCGCGGTTCTCGAAAGGCCAGCGCAAGAAGTGGCGCAACGGCAAGGTCCGCGCCATCGCGCAGCTGGTCGACATTGTCGGCGACAAGGCCATCGACCGCCTCAGCCGCGACGACGCGCTGACCTTCATGGATCATTGGGCCGACCGCGTCGTCGACGGCCAGGTCGTCGCCGAGACCGCCAACCGCAACCTCACCCACATCACCGGCATGCTGACATCCGTCGCACGCCGGCACAGGCTGCCGCTGGAACCGATCTTTGCCGGGCTGCGGCTCGAGGGCGAAGGGTCGCGGCCGCGGCCGCCGTTCTCGGCCTGGTGGATTGTCAACCGCCTGCTCGCGCCAGGTGCGCTGGCGACCATGAACGAGGAGGAGCGCGCGGCGCTGCTGGTGATGGTCAACACCGGCGCCAGGCCGTCCGAGGTGATCAACCTGCGCGCCGCCCATATCCGGCTCGACCACCCCATTCCGCACATCCAGGTGCGCCCCGACGAACGCGTGCTCAAGACCGAGTTTTCCTACCGCGACATTCCGCTGGTCGGCGTCTCGCTGGAAGCGATGCGGCAATTCCCCGACGGCTTCCCGCGCTACCGCGACAATGGCGATGTGTTTTCGAAGACAGCGAACAAGTTCCTGGACGAGCACGGGCTCAAGGAAAGCGACCGGCACACGCTCTATTCGCTGCGGCACGGCTTCAAGGACCGGCTGCGCGAGACCGAGGCAGCGGACGAGCTCAAGGACGAGCTGATGGGCCACGACACCAAAAAGCCGAAATACGGCGACGGCCACGGCCTGGACCTCAAGCTGAAATATATCGAGCGGATCGCGCTGGCGCCGGGAATGCAGCTGCCGGCACCGCTGCACATGGTCGCAGCCCGGACGGCAACCGCATGACCGTGCGCCGGCGGACCCGCGCGATGGACACCGCAAGCCGCGGCCAGAAAATCACGCTCGGCGAGATGCGCGCAGGCATGGGCGGCACCCGCCGCCTGCTGATCTACTGCACCAATCCGCTCTGCCGCCGCATGGTCAGGCTGAGCGCGCAGGACGTCGACAGATGGCCGGACGATGTCCGCCTGTCCGACATCGAGTCCCGGCTCGCCTGCACCGCATGCGGCCAGCACAGCGCCGACGTGCGGCCCGATTTCGACGCCCCCACGATGGGCACGGGCGGCTGAAGCATGGGCTGGTCCGCTGCGTTCGACGCGCCGATCGCGCTGCCCGATGGCCGCGCGCTGCTGACCCTGCTTGATGCCGGCAATTACATTGCCGCCCTGCCGAAGGCGACGCAGCAAAGGCCGGAATGGCAGGCGGCAACCGAGGCCCTGCTGCTGGTCGCCGAGCGCGGCGGCGACACCATGATCGCCCGCATCGGCATGGTGCGCGCGCTCAATGCCGGCAAGCCACCGCCGGCGCCGGAGCCTCGGCGAAAGCGGGTGAAGGCGTATCGGGTTATTCGCTGACGAGAAGCCCGCGCCAGCAAGATTCAGGGCAGCACGACGTAATAGCGCCGCCCGTTGAACCGGGGATCGCTGCCGTCGCTCGTGGTCAGTGTGACATACCGCCAGACGTTCTCCGGAACGAGCGCCTCGAACTCGTAATTGCCGGCTGGCAACTGCACGTCGTTTTCAAACACCAGCAGCGGCGCAGGGTCTGCAAGGTAGGTCTTGGAACGCGCGAACTTGTAGGTTCGGGTACTGTAGCGTCCGTCCGCCGAGGGGTCCCAGCTGCCGAGCTGCTCCACGATCGCGCCCTTGGGAACGTTCACACGCAACGGCGAGTCACGCAGCAGCAAGAAAAGCGGCGTCCAGAAGAGCACATAAAACACGCCGACGAAGATCAGCATGATCTTGAAGCGAAACTCAAACGACTGATCCTGCGGCGCCGGAGGCGACGAGACCCGATAGTTTTGTGCGACCACGCGCAAAGCCGACGCCGAATCCGGATCGGCGTCCCTCGCCAGGTCGAGGCAGATCTTTTCCATCTCGTCGTGAGAATGCATCATTCGTCCCCGCCGGGAAGAATCATAGTCGATCAACCCCCAAATGTGCAACCCGCAGTCGCAGGCATTCATCAGGACACCCCGGAACAAAGAGGCCCGGCGCGCCGGATCAGCGCGCCGGGCCAACCGGCCGGCTCCAGGGAGACATCCAGGGGCCGGACGGCTATCCGTCCGGGAGGCGAACGCGGACGAATTCTCAGGCGGTAATGTGCTTGACCGCCCACATGACGGCCTCCTCGACGCGCTCGGCCGCGATGTTCAATTCGCGATCGAAGCAGCCGATCGCCATCGGTGCCGAGCCCTCGACCGAGGGCAGCGGCTGCAACGGCGTTCGCAGATCATTGATCAGCGCGAGAAACTCCCCGCCCTTGTCCTTGATCGCGAGCATCTGCGCTTTCTCCGCATCCGACAGGACACGATACTGGTGACGCATCGTGTTGTTGATCACGCGCCCGTCAGAGGCGCTGCTGACATTGCTCATAGTTGCCTCACTTGTTGGCCGGGAAACCGCCCGGCGCGGATCTCAGCGACAGAACCGCTTCGCCAGCATGACCGACATGCGGCTGTACCCGCGCCCGCGCGCGAGCTGCTCGGCGACGGCCCTGCTGCCCCCAGCCTCGGCGAGCAGCGCGCGGGCGCCGGCGCAGAACGCCGGCAGATCCGAGCAGCGGAACCCCTCGCTCATGGCCGCATACCGCGCCCAGCCAAAGCAGGCATAGGGATCGACATCGGCCGCACGCGAAGGCGCGGCCGCACACAGAGCAGCGGCCAGGATAGCCCGCCCGATCATTTGAACTTGACCGTGAAATGATCGCCGAACGCCTTCACCAGTTGCGAGACGCCGACGACGATGCCGAGCACCACACCCCCGCCGATCCAGAGAAAGCGCCAGATCGTTCTCGACGCGGAATAGAACGCAAGCTGCTCGTTCAGCTGCTTAATCTTGTCGCCGTCGGCGCCCTTGAGAAAGTCCTTGGCCTCCGGAGACAGATCCGCGACGAAGTCGGCCGCCTCCATCATGTTCTCGCAGCGCTGGTCGGTCCACGCACTGAGCACCGCCCATTGGGCGCGGGTGATCTGAGGATATTCCGGGCGGTGGAGATCGCCCGTCATCGGCTGAACGCCTTTGCCAGCACCGCGACCGCGGCCGAGGGCGGCCCGACATAGAACAGCGCCTTGAGGATCTCGTGCTCGGTGTCCTCGAAACGCCCCGGCAGCGTCGCGATGTGCCAGGAACCGACAACGTGCGGCTGCCAGTCCAGCCAGGGCAGCACGTACCATTTCATGGTCGGCACCAGCAGCCAGGCGCTGGAGTCGGCGACCACCATCACGACATGAAATGCGAACGCCATCGCGATGACGAAACCGGCAAGCCCGAACGGTCCCCATGCCCCCTGCGACTTCTGCACGTCGGCGCGCTGTGCGCCGGCACTGGTCGCACCCTGGACGTAGCCGCCGGCAAGCTGGTTCCCGGCATCGTTTTCGTTTTTCTGCCGCGTGGTGTTGTCGGCATGGATATCGGTCACGGTCTTGCCGACCGTGCCGAACAGCATGTTGAGACCGCTCAACGCGGTGCTGCCGAGAAACCTTGCAAACCATCCCATGGCGCTAGCTCCCCGACACCAGGCGGACGGCCTGGTCCTTGGCGGCATCGGCCTGCGCGACTGCCGCCGAGGCCGCCACGCTCAGATTGGCATCCGACGCTGCAACCAGCTCGAGCGGCTTGGTGGTCTGCGCCCGCAGCCAGGTAATGACGCGACCGAGAAACGCGAGGAAGGCCGTCACGGCCAGGCCACGCATATCGGGCGGGATCGCCAGCGCGTCGAGCGCGCGCGTCGTGAGCGGCGTCAGGTCCAGCGACGTCACGAAGGTGGCCGCACTGTCATAGACGGTCACGAACAGCCCGCCGAATTCGAGCAGTCGCCCGACGAGGATGGTTTCGGATTTCTTGTAGAGCCGCAGCTCGATCGGCTCGATCCAGGCAAAGAAGCCGCTCGCCCATGCCTGGCACTTCAGCCAGGGCCGCAACCACAACGCATAGACCAGCGCCAGAACGACGAGCGCGAACAGGACAGCAGTAAACAGCGTCACGGTAGCCTCCTAATTGACGGGATGATAGGTGCGGAACACGATGTCCCAGAGCGGCGACGACACGCCGTAATTGCCGCGGCCGCCGCGATGGTGGCCGCGATGCAGCCGCAGCATCAGCGCGCCATAGCGGCCAAAGCCGCGGGCGCCGTTGTGGTGCATGCAAACATGGATGACGCAGTAAAACAGATAGCCGAGCATCAGCCCCGCGGTCAGCACGGACGCCAGATCCCAGCCGACCACGACGGCCAGGCCGCAGCAGATCAGGGCGAAACTCGCAAGACTCCCCCAGCTGGCGACGCCGATCATGTCCTTGGGCAGCGCGTGGTGCAGATCGTGCATCGCGGCGAAGCGGTTCGCCCCATGGAAGACGCTGCGATGAATCCAGTATTCCGCCAGGGTCCAGGCGAACATTCCGGCGGCGAGCGCCGCCAGCAGCACAGGCCAGGGAAGACCGCGCCACAGCGCGCCCGCAAGCAACAACAGCGCTGCGGGCGGCACCAGGACGAAGTCAGCGAAATAGCCGAGACGCGACAGATCGAACGCGCGCGGCAAGCCGGCGTGAGGATTTGGCATTGTGATGCTTTCGTGAGTTGAGGGGCCGCTACCAGATCGCCTCGATCGCGCGCGTCTTGCGGCTGATCAGGACGGTCGCGGCGATGGCGATGGCGACGGCCACGCCGATGACGCTGTAGGTCGCGATGGACGGCACCACCGGCGTCGACGAGGCTTGCGTTCCGGACGTCGTCTTGCCGGCCTCGGCGGCACCGCTGCCGACGCCGACCGTCGCGGCACCCGCACGCGTCTTGCGCGCGCCCTTGGTGGCATCGAGCACGATCGACGCCGGCGGCTTCTCCGTGGCGCGCGCCGGCGCCCCGGCCGGCGCAAACACGATGCTGGAATCCAGCTTCTGCATCGCGATCAGCAGCGCAGCGCAGCCAATCTGCTGATCCACGAAGTCGGGATCGAGCACGCCATCGCGGACGAACTTGCCCTTGATGTACTGATTGGTCTTGGACCAGAGATAGGGCGACGGCATGTTGCGCACGAAATAGCCGACGCCGTTGTATTTCATCAGGATCGTTAGGGCGCCGCCGATCGACCAGTCCCGCCAGCGCCCCGCGAACGGTGCGCAATCGACCAGGGCATCATGGGCGGCCGCCTCCCAGCTGGTGAACGGGCCCCTGCCCTTCGGCACGTTGCGCGACGGCGCCGACCAGGCATCGCCCTGCGCGATCGACCGCTTGAAGCCGGGGTCGGCGCCGGCCTCGCGCTCCTTGATGATGCCGACGATGTACCACGGTACGCCCTCGGCCTTCTCCACCGCCTTGAACCGCGCCCTGTTGACCGGCGCGCACAGCCGCGCCGCAGTCTCGTCGATCGACGCCTGCCATTTGGCATCGACGCGAACATTTGCCCACCGCTCGGTGCAGTCCGCGATCATCGCGGCATTGGTCGCTTTCGCCATATTCGCCTCCTGTGATTGTGATGATTCAGCGGAACACGCGCCAGCCGGTCGTGGTCAGCACGAAATTGTTGGAGCCGACGCCGTTGCCGGTCGCATGGATCTGCCGCGAGGTGTCCGTCAGCACGTTGACGACCGAATAGCTGTCGATGTTGGCGACGATCACGCTGGCCGTGACGTTGCCGGACGGCGTGCCCGGCGTCTGGCTATTGCCGAGCGGCGAGTGCACCACGACGAATGCCCCCGTCGACGACGACCGGAAATTCATCTCCACATGCGCCATGACGCTGACACCGGGCGGCACGCTGAGCGCATAGTTTGCGTTCGGCGTCGTCGCCGTGAGGTTGACGTCCGGGGCCGGAACGTCCCAGATGAATTCATCGCCGATCTGGTAAAACCGCGTCCAGTTGTTGGAGGCGTCGGTCTTGATGCCGCCGAGCCAGCGCTTTTCCGTGTAGGCGGCCGGGATGTTGCCGACACCGGCGGCGCATCCGGTCCCGAACGTCGCCGTGATGCAGGCGTCGACGACGCCGGTATCCGGGCGCTTGATCAGATAGACGTGATACCAGCTCGAGACTGCGATCGTGCCAGTGTCGAGACCGCCACTGTTATGCCCGACCGCCCATGACCCGGTATGCTTGTTAAGCGCCGACGTCAGCTTCATCAGGTCGACATTGCCGCTGTCGGTCGCAGCCCCCACCGCGATCGTCACCGTCGACGAGGCCACCGCCGTCGACAGCGTCAGTCCGCCGATGTGGTTGGCGATGCTGGCGACGTCGATCTGCAAATCGTTCGAGGAATTGGTCAGGCCATGACTGAGCGTCAGCACACCGGTACGGCCGGCAACCGAATTCACCACAGTGCCGACCAGCGGCACGTAGGACACCACGCGCCAATTGCCGGAGCCGAGATAGATCGCCTCGGCGACGTCGCCTGCGGCAACAATGATGCTGCCGGCGCCCGGCAGGATCATGCTGGTCGCATTGTAGGTCAGCGTCAGCGCGCCGGAGAAGACCAGCGTCTTGCGCTGACCTGCGACGCAGGACGAGCCGAACGAGGTGATGGTGGTGGTGCCGGTCACGGTCTGCACGGACTGCGGCGATGTGCAGAGGTTGGTCGTCGACGCCGAGGCGACACTTGCGGTGCCGCCGCCGACCGGCGGCGACCACAGGCCGTTGGCGACGTCGAGCACACCCTCGACGGCCCAACCCGAACCCGTGTAGCGCTTGAGGATCTTGAGTGTCGACGAGGTGGTGTCGAGCCAGCACTGCCCTTCGACCGGAGCGCCGCCAAGCGCGTTGGTCGGCGCCACGTTGCCGGAGTTGCAGGTGTTGAGCGCGTTGAGCGCGGCGTTGATGTTGTTCTGCTCGGTCAGGCCGTTGAACACGCCCGTGGTCGGCAGCGACAGCGAGCTCTGCGCGGCGCGACCTTGCGGCGCCGGCAGCAACAGGAGAGCAGCGATCAGCACGCCGGCAAGACACGCCGACGCACTACCAAGACGGTAGCGCATGATGGACCTCATGGGGTTGTGGTGGTTAGTAGCCGCGAACCAGCAGGTTCACTTCGGAGCCGCCGACATCGACGCCGGCATTCACGACCTTGAGCGTGACGCCCGCGAGCGTCAGGCTTTGCCAGACGACCTGGTCGCCGGCATTGGGATTGCGGATCGACGGCGTCAGATGGGGCAACGCCTCATCGTTCGGGCCGCCGTGGAACGGAATGTCCGTCACCGCGCCCGACGGGCGGAAGGTCAGCGGCAAGCCGCCGACCGGCACCGTCAGATGCAGATAGCTGTCGAAGCGGTCCGGCACGTCGATCGACCAGGTCCAGGACAAGAGATAGGCGATCGCGTTGGCCGCGGGATCGAGGATCTCGAATTGAATGCCGAGCTGAAACTGCCAGCCGTAATACACATCCGGCGACCAGACCTGCGTCGTGCCCCAGCTCGGCACGCCGCCGGCCAGCGCGATGCGGATGACCGGACGCACCCGGACAAACTGCGACAACGACGCCTTGAGGAAATCAAGGTTGCCGAGGAAATCCGCATTGCCGAGGAAATCGTCGTCGGCCGGCACGCCGGTCGCAGTCCAGTCGTTCGACACCCGGCAATAATTGAGGCCGCCGGTGTCGACGATCGTCGGAGACCAGTAGATGCCGCCGCCCTGCGGCACGCCGTCACCATCCAGAAAATTCCCGGTGCCGAGGAAATCGGCGCGGCCCAGAAAATCGTCATCGCCCGCGGTGCGCAGGAAGTTGTTGTCCTGGTCCTTGCCGATCGCACCCGTAAACGTGCCGAGCCAGCCCTCGGCGCGCTCGTCGTGGCCGACCACAAGGTTCTCGATCGCGACAGAGCCCGTGATGGCGATCGACTGGTCGGGCGAAGCGTAGACCCTGGTCCCGAACGGCGAGACGGCATAGGCCGACACCCAATAGGTATCATCGCCGACCGTCTGCCATGGTGCGACGGCGGCATCCTCGACGATCTGCGCCGAGGCAAAGCTCTGACCCTTGCGGACCTCGATCGGCACATTGCGCGGGTCGACCGGATTGTCCCACGACAGGAAGCTTCGGCCGTTGATGAAGGTCTGACGCAGATTGGCGATCGGGCTTGGCGCCCGCGACAGCCCCGCCAGTGTCACGTGCTCGAGCAGCGACCAGGTCGAGGCCGTGCCGTTGGTAAACAGGCAGCGCACGCGATAGGACCAGACGCCCGCCGCGGGCAGCGGCAGCTGCGTATCCGTGTGCGGCGGCGCGACGCTGTCGACTGTGACGAAGGCGCCGGCGGCGTTGTCGTCGCGCTGCTGCACCTCGAACGAGGCAATGATGCCGAACCGCGGCACCTGCCAGGTCAGCCGCACGACCGCCCGCGCGGTCGCCCCCTGCCCGTCGATCACCTCGACATAGCGAAGGTCCCGCGGCGGCAGCGTGTAGGGATCGGCCGGAATGGTGACGTTCGGATTATAGGCCGGAATGGCGCCGCTGTCGGCGAGCGACACGCCAGGCGCGTCATCGACCAGCGTCAGGGTCGCGACCAGGTTCTTTTGATGGCTGATACCTTGGATGCGATAGTCCGAGGTTTCCTGCCCGGTCTCACCGAAGGCGCAAAGATCGCCGACCGCGACCAGCGAAAGATCGCCGACCAGCTCCAGCTGCGTATAGTCGCCGGCAACGGTCGAGGGATCGACCGCGCGCTCGATCGAGCGCGTCGCGTCGACCACGCGGAAGGTGATGCCGTAGGTCTTGCCGGCCTCGACCGTCACGACCTCGTCGAGCGTCACCATCTGGCCGGAGATCGCCTTGACGCGCGCCGAGGCCAGACCGATCAGCATGGCGTCGTGCGTAACGCGGACGCGATCGCCGCGGGTTGCGACCAGATGTTCCCAGCCTACGGAGAGCGAGAGCTTTTCGGGCCGCAGCCGCGACTGCGCGATGTGAAACCGGCCGTGCTTCCAGATCAGGTCAGGGTCGGTGACACCGGGAAATTCAAGGCCTTCGAACAGCGTGGCATTGCTCGAGTCGTAGCCATCGTCATAGACGATGCGCTCGTCCTGCGTGAACCCGTTGTCCTCGTTGATGAAGGTCACGCGCCAGCCGTGCGGCTGCTGCGCATAGGGCCGCTGACCCTGGAAGCCCCAGGAGTTGCGCGGCGTGAAATGCTGCACGATCGGGTCGGACGGGCGGTCCCACGCCACGCCCCATTTGCCGTTCACGAAAGTGACGACGGCACGGCCGGCGGATGCGATGTCGGCGAGCTTGTCATAGACGGAGCCGACCGCCGTGAGCACCTGGTTGAACTTGAAGCCCTTGGCGACGCAGTAGGTGTACCAGTCCTGCAAGCCCGCGATATCGATCTGAGCATCAGCGCGCGGCCGCGCGTTGGCCGGGCCTTGCAGCACATGCCGGAACAGATCCGGCGGCCAGGCGGACGCCGTGTCCGCCGCCCAGATCGAGCCGGAGCCCGTATAGGCACTGACCAGCGAGGTCGTGACGCAATTGAAGCTGGAAATGGCGCCGGACAGCTGGTCGGTCGCGCGTATTCGCAGCGCGACCAGCGCCAGCGGCTTCGCGAACGCGATCGGCGGCGCGTGCTTGATCGAGCGCAGCGCCGTCCATTGCACGGTATCGACGACGTTTTCAGGCGTCGAGTTGGTGCCGCCGACCCTGCGCGACTGCACCTCGTACTGCCCGCGCGCGACGGCCATGCGCCAGCCCTTGCGCGACGGTTTGGTCGCGCGCGAGAACAGCAGGTCGCCGCCGGAGATGAAGGCAACGTCGCCGACCTTTCGATACTGCACCTGGATCGAAACGGTCGTGTTTTCCAGATCGCCGGTCGATTTATTGACCTGATACATCCCCTGCGGCGCGGTGAAGTCGAGCGCGATCTCGTCCGCATCGTCCGCCGAGGTCTGCGAATACCAGTCGCCGGCGCCCCCGGAATTGCCCCATGACGTATGCGTGTTGTCCAGCGTGATCGTCAGCGGAACCTCGTCGACCTCGCCCGGATAGAGCGTGATCGGCGGGTCGCCGGGAAAGCCCTGGCGGATCTCGGTCTCGACGTCGGCATAGGTCGACAGCGGCGTCTCGCCGAGGCGCATGTCCTCGATCAGGAGCGGCCCATAGCCGAGGCAGAACAGCACCCGCAGATATTGATCGTCGCCGACGATTTCCGTGTACTGCTTGGCGCCCAGGCGCGGCGACTGGCGATGGCGGCCGAGCACGACCGGCACCGGGCCGAACGGGTCGCCCGTATTCTGCGCGCCCTGGATCGAGTTGAGCCCGGTCGACGAGGCACTGTCTGAACTGAGCTGCGGCGACCTGGTCGGAAACAGCGCATTGAGCGCCAGCCCACCGGCCAGCATGACGCCGGCCGCGGCGATCGCCGTTGCGGTTGCGACCGAGACCGAGATGCCGATCGCCGTGAACGCCGTCACCAGGCCCGGCGCCAGGTAGGGCGCCACGATCAACGCCGTGATCGCAACCACGGCCGTGAGGACGGTTTTCCAGATCGCCCCGCCGTTCTGCAATCGCGGCATGAATGTCAGCGTGACGCCGGCCTTGACGCGGACCTTGCGGAAATTCTCCGGCGCGATCGGATGGCCGTCCAGATGCACGATGAAGCCGCCGGCATAGCGGTCGCCCGCGACGTTCGCGAGGATCTCGGCGACCGACAGCCCGGCCGGCAGATCCTGCTCGAGTCTTTCGCCCGCGAGCGGATGCGCCCGGCCGATGACGCGCACGGTTGCGCCGGGCCTCAGGATCTCGCCGTCCAGGGCACGAAGGGCTAGCTGCACGGCAGCAGGCTCCGGTAACGAAAGATGCCGGCCAGGCGATGCGACCAGGGTGGCGCGCGGTAGGACTCGATGCAGCTCGCCCCGCCCTCGCTGACATGCAGCATGCGGCCGGGCATGACGACCAAGCCGATATGCGACAGCGCCCGGCCATGGCGCAGCAGCACGCCGTCGAAGGCACGCTCCTCGCCGAGCGCCACCGGCTGCCATGGCGCGATCTCGCCCGCGATCAGCCCGGCCAGAGCGGCACGATCGGCCGTGGTGACATAGGCGCCCGAGAACGCCGGCAGGTCGACGCCGCGCAGCTCGGCCATCACCAGGCGCAGCAGCCCGTAGCAATCGCAGCCATCGCGCGCGCGGCCGCGATCGGCATAGGGAATGCCGACGAAAGCGTCGAATTCGCTCAATAGAACAGACCAGGGAATGAGGCCGGCGAGAACGTGCCGGACGGGAACGGCTCAGTCGCGAGCGCATCGGCCGTCAGATCGAACGACAGCGTCATGGCGTCATAGACGAGGTTGGTCATGTCGAGCGCCGGAAAGGTCATCTCGACCGTGTCAGGGTCGGAAGCGAGCACAGCCTCGATCGTGACCGCGGCCGGCGTCGAGATCGAGCGCGCCAGCGGGATCAGCTCGCGCGTGACGTTGGACACAATCAGCTTGGAGGACGGCGGCGCCCGGTCCTGCTCGTCCGGCAAGGTGACGTCGACGCCGGCATAGAGGAACGTCTGGCCGCGGCTGACCGTGCCATAGACCAGCGGATCGACCGAGACGCGCTGCGTCGGGTCGGTCGTCAGCAGAATGGGATCGTCGAGATCCGGGTGGCTGATGGTCAGCAGAAAGACCGGGACCTCCGATGACTCCTGCGCGAACAGCGCCTTGCGGAAATTGAGCGAGAGGATTCTCATGGCAGGATCACCAGCGCAAGGTTGAGGCGGTAGTTGTCGCCGCCGAGCGGGGCCAATGATGGCGGCCCTCCCTTGGTGAACTTCACCAGGAGGTCGGCCCCCGTCCGCGGATCGGGAAACGTGAAGGGCAGCGAGCCGCTCATGATCGTCGAGTTGAAGAACGCCTCCCAGATCGTGACCTGCGCGTCGGACAGGATCATGCTGCCGGCCAAAGGCTTCATCACCGCGCTGCTGCCACGCCGCGACAGCGACGGGCCGAGATCCGGCGCATACTCGACCAGGGCATTGCCGTAGCCGAGACTGGCGCCGGACAGCTGAAGCTGCTGCGGCAGCGTGTTGGGCCAAACCTCCGGCATCAGCGCCTCGCCACGGTCTGGCGGGCGCCGAGCTGGTCGGTCATCACGCGATTGACCGCGCCGCCCGGTGTCGCCGCACTCTTGGCCGCGATCTGCGCGACCGCGATCTCGATGTCGAGGCCGCCATTGTCGTTCTGGCGCTGCGTAACCCCGCCCTGCGCGTTCGGGTTTTCCACCAGCGTGACATTGACCTGCATCGGCGCAGAGCCGCCTCCGGACACGCCGAGCCGTCCGTCCGCGCCGCGACGCAGCGGCATGATGGCCTCGTCGCCAGCCTCACCGAACATCGCCATCGGCGCAATGGTCGGCGAAGACACCACATCGGGAATGCCGCCCATCGCGAACGGCACGATCGCGCCGGACGAAAACACGTTGCCGTTGGCGCTCGGCGCGACCGGCCCGAAATAGGGGCTCCCCTCCGTGCCGGGCAGCCCTCCCCCGCCGCCGAAGATGCCGCCGGCGAAGCCCTGCACGCTGCGCATCAACGGCTCGACGATCAGCAGCTTGATGATCATCTGCTCGATCGCGCGCACGATCGAATTCGCCATGTCCTGGAAGCCCTGACCAGCCGTCTTGGCACCGGACGCAATGTCGGTCAAACCGGACACGAGACTGTTCTCAATACTGCTCGACAGCTGCCGCATCGCGTCCTGCGTGCGCATCGCCGCGGCGAAAGTCGAGTTCAGCGCCTTCGGAACATCGTTGCCGTAGATGTCCTTGAGCTGGTTCGCAATCGCGACATCTTCCTGCGACAGGAACATGGTCTTGGCGCCGAAATCGATGCGGCCCTCGACCTTGGCGCGCGCCAGCGCATCCGCGGCAGCCATAGCGCGCTCGCGCAGGTCCGCGAAGGCCTTCGCCTGCGCGGCGGTTTCCTTGCCGCCATTGGCGAGCACAGCAGCGGACTCGGCCGCTTCGGCGCGGTATCCGGCCAGGGCGGCAGCGCCGAGCCCCACGGCCTTCGCATCGGCCTCCTGCACGGCCGTATGGCGCGTCAACGAAGCAATGGCACGATCGACAGCATCGGCCGACTGCTCGCGCGAAGGCACCCTCGACGGGCTGTCCTGTCCGTAGTCCGCAGCCGTCAGGCCGGGCAAGGGTCGCGCGCGCGAGCCAGGGTCAGGAGGACTCCATTTGTCGAACGCCGCATCCATCTGCGCCGCGGTCGGATAGCTCGGCTCGGTGATCAGGCTGGCGGCAAAGCCGGGGATATCCCTTGCGGCCTCTTCCGCGCTTCGGAACTTGAAACCGTCATAGACCGACTTGCCAAAATTGACCCATGTCTCGGTCGAAAACACCGGCTGCCGCTGAAACTCGCGACCCGCCTCGACCAGTTTCTCCGCATCGATCGAGATGACGCCGCTTTCCGGAATTCCGGTCGCCTCATTGAACTTCTTGAAGCTCTCGTCGCTGGCCTGGATGATCTTGGCGCGGTCGATCGACTTGACGAATTTGCTGGCGCCCTCGATCAGGTCGTCGACCAGCGGCATCAGGCCGTACAGGGCCGACTTCATATAGGCGGAAAATTCGGCCGAGTTTTGCCGCCACTTGGCATCGAATTCCTGCGCGCGATGGATGGTCTCGTCATCGATCAGCGCGCCCGCGTCCTGCGCGCGGTCGCCGAGGTCCCGCATCGCCGCCGACCCCTCTTGCAACAGCGGCACCCATTCCTTGGTGAAGCCCAGCATTTGCGCGAGCGCGATGGCATCCTGCGGATTGCGCGCGCGGGACACCAGATCGGCCGCGACCTGCAACAGCTGGTTCTGCGAGATCAGTTGGCCGTTCGAATTACGGAGGCTGACGCCGTTCTCGTCGAACACCTTCGAGAGCGAATTCGCGTTGCGGCCGGCATCATTGAGCAGCTCGGCCGATTTCTCCAGCCCCGCATTGATCTGGCCGTCCGCCAGCCCCTTGATCGCGCCCTCGAGCTTGACGCCCTGAAAGTCCCTCAGTGACAGCCCGACACGATCGGCGACACCCGCCATGTCGGCCAGCGCCTTGTTCGCTTCGGCAACCTGGTCGAGGATCTGCTTGGCGGCCGCGGCCGCGCCGAGCGCGCCCGCGCCAAGCGCGATCAGGTTGATATTGAGCCCCGACGTCTGCTCGACGCCGCGCTGCGCGGCGTTCGCAGCCCCATCCATCGCGCGCGTGAACTGGTCGGCGCCGGAGGTGTCGGCGTCGATCACAAGCTCGGTAACGACCTGGCTCAAGGCTCAGTCCTCATCCAAATTGATCTGGCGGGCGGTGTAGTCGACCAAAGCGAGGTCATCGATCTCCTCGAGGATATCGACTTCCCACGGCGCAAAGCGCATGCCGGAAAGGCGCTGGAATGCCTCGATGTCGGCATATTCGAGCGGCTGCGGACCGAAGCCGCCGCCCTTGCGCCGGCGCATCCGGCCGAAGATGCGCCAGAGATAGGCCAGCGACGGCGGCAGCGGCGGGGTGACCAGCGCACGCTGGACCCGCGCCAGGCGCTGCGGATTGCGCGTGCGCCGCTCCAGGCCCTCCAGCAGCTGCCGGTAGGTGCCGCCCTCGGCCGGCGAAGCCAGCTCGAAAGCCTTCTCCGCGTGCGCCCTCAGGTCTGCCCTGAGGGCTGCGTAAAAGCCCGCTCGCTCGTCAGGTAGTCGGTGACCTGGACAAAGAACGCGCCCATGTCCGGCCGCAGGAACAGGTTGACGGCGGCATCGAGCGAGAACGCGATCGGATCGGACTGCACGAACCTGAACGTCGGATTCGGCGACCACGACACGATGCGCCGGCAGACCTTGGTCACGTTCCTGCGCCTGCGCTCGTCGGCGGTCTCCTCCTCAACCTTCCACTTGCGGCCGTTGACCTGTGCGAACTCGATCGCCTTTTCCCTTTCGATCGATTCCCGCCCGGATTCATTGTTGACCGCGACGGTCTGCGGATGTGCCGGACCGGCCAGGGTAATGACCCAGCCGGTCGGCTTGCCTGTGCCTGGCGCGAGTATCTTGAGGTCGAAAGTGTCCGCCGGCGCCAGGCCGGACAGGTCGAGAATGTCGGTCATGATGGGTTGCCTCCCCGTTGAAAAGAAACTTGCGACGCCCGTTAGGGCGCCGTGGTCTGGAACGAAATCATCGAGTTGTTGCCGCCTGTCGCCGTGTCCACGCCGACCAGGGCGGCCGGGATCTGAATCGTCTGCGTCCGCGGGCCGCCCTGCTTGGAGAATGCCGACGGATCGACGCTGCCGAGTGTAAAATTCGGCACCACGATCGACAGGAAATCCTTCGGCTCGGCCGTGTTGTCGACGGCAAGGATGTGCAGCGAATACTGCGTCTCGGCGATGAAGTCCGAGAGCCGGGTCAGGTCCTTGCGCAACGCCGTCAGGTTCATCGAGACCAGCAACGGGCCGGTAAAGACGTCCGGCGAATATTTCTGCGCACCGGAGCCGAACGTCGCGGGCGCGTTCGGCTGGATGTTCATGCTGAGATCGAACGAGGTCAGCTCTACGAGGTCGACGCCGCCGAACCGGATCGTCGCATCCACGACCGAGAACGGCACATCGGAAGGCGCGGTCGGCGACGTGAACGATGGCGACGCGCCGGACGCAAGCGCGCTGATCTGGCCGGTGCCCGTACCGGATGCCTCGGCCATCAACAGGCCGTTCGCCGCCATCGAGAACTTGAGACCGCCCCAGACGAAATCCTGCACCATCGTCGACTGGTCGATATCGCTTTCGTACTCCTCGAGGGTGAAATAGGCCTTGGACAGCGTCGACGGATTGACCAGGCGCTTGCCGGGCCGGGTCAGCGTGCAGGAAGTGTCCGCCACGGCGTTCACGATCAGCGCCTCTGCGGTTGTGATCTTGGTCGACGACAGCGAGGCAATGCGCAGGTTCTTGCTGTTGTTGGCCGCATCCGGCAGTCCGGTCGCCCGGATGATGTCAGCCGTTTTGAACCCCATCGTGATCGGCGAGCCAGAGGCCAGGACGATGCCATCGGCGGCCGTGGTCAAGCTGGTGAAATCCGCTTGCGTCTTGCTGAAGGACGACGAGTCCCAAGTCGAACGCATGATCGCCTCGATGATGGGGTCGATCGAGCCGAGCGACACCTCGGCGCTATAGGTCGCCGCGATCGCCTGCGTGCCGTGACGGCCACGGGTGGACATGCCGTCGCTGCGGACCTCGTTCGAGGACACCGCCGCCTTGGACAGCTTGATGCCGGCGCCGCCGGCCAGCCGCAGCTGGCTGGCGCCAGCGCCGCTCGCCGCCACACCGAGGCCGGACTGTTTCTTGTAAGCGACCGAACCGTTCGATTGCGTCTGATACATGGGCGCAGCTCCTATTTGAGGTAGAAGAATTGGAAGGGAATGGCGACGGTCACGCCGAACCAGTTGCCGTCATCGGCCGCACTGTCGCCGCCCTGGATGGTCGGCCCCTCGCCGTTCTCGCCCCAGCAGCGCACGCAGCAGCCCGGTTCGGAATTATAGAACGTCTGCGACCGGAACACCTCGACAGCCTGGCCGGCGAGCGCGAGATGATCGGCAAAGCCATAGCCACGCGGCACGAACACATTGACGTAGATATAGCCGACCGAGAGCCACGCCTGATTGCCGGGCAAGCCGACGCCGCGCAGGCCGTTGCGGGTCTCGACCACCTCGAAATAGACCCAAGGCGATGCCGGGCTATTCGGCGGCCAGGGCTGTTGCGGCGGGTCCTCGTTCTGGAACGAGGCCGGCGCCGCGGTAAAATTGGTCGTGAAGCGCGCGCGCATCGCGGCTACGGCGCCTGCAAAATCGGCCATGTCTAGCGAGCCTTGATTTCGAGCGCGGGCTGGCGCACCAGCCAGTCGCGCCGCGCCTTTTCCGAAAGCTTGCGGCCCGGCCGGACCCGGCGCGAGAACGCCGCATAGGCCGCGACGCCGCCGAAGCGGACCGGCATGAACGTGAATTTCACCGCAGCGCGATTGCCGAAGCGGCCCTGCACGATCTGCGCGGTCTCCTCATAGACGTGACCGGGCACGCGCACCAACTCGATCTTTCGCGCCCACGGCACCGGGTTGGAGATATTGATCTGATCCCCCACCTTGAATGCACTCACGTCCCCGCCGCTCGTCAGCTGGCCGTTGAGAAACACGGTATGACTGTCGCGATAGAGGCCTGGATGCCTGTCGGCGCCGGAGCCGACGGGCGAACGCGCCTTGAGCGTGGCAAGCGCGAAATCAACGACGTCTTGCATCGCGAGGTAACGAAAAACGATCTTCATACCTTGACGATCTCGTCCGACTTCCCGGTAACGATCTGCTCGACCTCGGCCGGCAACACGCCGTTGAACGCCTGGTCCTGCTCGGCCCGAATGATGGCCCGGATCATTTCTTTCCGTGCCTGGCGCAGCGCCTCCTGCTTGGCGAGGAGGATATCCTTGCGCGCATTCAGCGCCCTTGCCGCCCCGCTGCCGCTGCCGTAGGTGGCAACACCCTCCGAGATCAGCCCGGCCTCCTGGCCGACCGTAATGTCGGACGTCTCCAATGCCTCGAGCCGACGGCGATAATCCTCCTCGTCAAACACCTGCCCCATCAGCCGCGGACCTGTAGCTCGAGCGCAACCAGGACACCCGCGACGCGGCGGGTATCGTCGTCGACGCCGATGATCTCGACCTCGGCGCCGCGCAGCACGATCCTGTCGAGATTGGTCAGCGGCAGCATCGTCTCCAGGGCCACCTTACCGACAGAGACCGCCGCGGCCGGATCGTTAAGCAGGATGACCTTGCGGTCGCCCTGCTGGATGGCGCCCGCGATGTCCTTCGGCTGGTAGCCGACCACCCGCGCCAGCGCGTCCGCCTCGGCCGTAACCGCGCGCGACGGCCCCTTGCCCGCATAGCGCCGCACGGCGACGGTCGCGCCATGCTCGGCGAGCTGGCTGCGGAGGCTTTCGAGGGCTTCGTCGGGAGTCATGCTGCGGCCTTACGGAGCGAGCGCAAACAAGGACACGTTGTCCCAGTCGCTGGTGTCGCTGGTGGTGTCATTGCCGGATGCCGTATCGGCGCTCATCAGCAGCATAGCGTAAGACGTCGTGAGGGTCGGGAGCACCACATGCGCCGAATACCCGTTCTGGTCGAACGGCACGGGCGCATAGGCCGGCGCTGGCGTCGAGGTCGACCCATTGACGTTACTGGTCAACCCCAACGACCCAGGATTCAGATAGGTGCCGACCACATTTGGCGTATAGGTGTCCTCCGCCGAGAGCAAATAGGGCGCGCCAACAACGGTCGTCACAGCCTGAATGGCGCGCGCATCCGTGCCTGCCGCACCGCGGGTCTGTCGAAGCACGCCAGCCGCATTCCAGGCCGTGCTGGTGCCTGTGTGGGTGACTGTCCAACCGCTGATGTTAGCGGCAAAAGCGCCGTTCGTGATCAGGTTCGAGGCGAAGGTCGTCGCACCGGCCGAACCTGCCTCGTAAGTCTGTGACCACGCCACGCCCGAGATCGAGCCGAGCGCACCGCCCGAATTGCCGAAGTCGAAATAGAATTTCGATCGATTAAGGCCGCCATCGCGCACCACGCTCGTCCTGCGATACCCGGCGACCGTTGGAGCATTGGTCGTAAACCTAACTGTCGCACCATCGGACGTCCTCCGCAGGCTGACCATATTGGCCTTCTGCAGAAACGTCCGGCCATAGCCCGAGGCCCCGACAGAAACCGGAACCTTATATTCCGTGTCGCCGCTTGTGAGCGTGAACGTCCCCTCGTCGAACGTCCCGGTCGCAATTCCCATGCCGATAAAGGCGATCGAGATCACAGCCGACGACGACACGGTTCCGGGATTGAAGAAAATCCCGGAAGCGCTGATCGTTACGGTGAACCCCGTCACGGTGATGGTGCTAGTGCCATCCGTGATCGAGACGCTATGCGTCAGAACAACCTGGCCGCCGGTCGCAACGCTCGACGTGGGGTCAAAGGACTGCCCGTCGATGGTCAGCGTCTCAGATGTCAGCGAGCCGCCGGACCCAACCCCGTGATACGAGCCCGAAAACTTGGCTGCCGAGGTCGGCAGCACGAAGGCATAATCTTGAGCGCCGGTGTCGTTGGAGAACGTGCGCAGCACGGTCCCCTTTGGATCGCTCAAGACGCTCGCAAACTCGGCACAGCCGGCATAGCGCCAGTTCGGCCAGGACCCGCCCTGATCCGTCGCAGTATTGCCTCCCGAATTCCGGATGAAATGATAGGCAAATCCAGTGCCGCGCGCGCTGCGGGCCATGACGTAGAAACTGCCAGAGGTATCGGGAACGATACGGACCCGCGGACCGACAGCCGCGCCGGGAACGCCGAGGGACGCCATGCCGCCCCTGGCGCCGAGATGCCCCAACCCGAATGCGCCAACCCCGCTGACGGGCGCCAGCAAAGCCAGCGCGACGACGAGATACGAAAGAACCTTCCGGAAGGCCATTGCAGATCGCACCATCAGGGCTTGGTGATGAAAGAGATTTTGTCGGAGGGCTTCACGCCGATGAACTTGGACACGCCGGCCGGCACCCACGAATTATTCGCGGTCGCGGTCGGATTGGCTCCGATCAGGTAAGCGGCCTGCGCGTTGCAGATGATCTCGATCAGCGACGTCGAGGCATTGAACGCCGCCGACTTGGCTTCCCCCGACGTGAAGTCGACCGGCGACTGATCGGTCAGCGCGGGCTCCTGTGCGACTTGCAGCGCGATATGGTCCCAGGAATACCCAACGGCGTTGTACTCCTTGACGTTGCAGGTCGAGGCCGCGAGCGCCTGGCCGGCAGGGAGCGCGCAGGCGAGCGCGAGCGCGAAGCGGATCGCTTTCATGGATGGATGTCCCTTCGGTTAGAATTTGGCGAGGTTGACGAGCAGGCTCGACACGGCCGCCTCGGTGATCCGGGCGAATTCCGGATTGTTCTGATATTTGCGCGTGCCGATGCCGTCGACGCGGTCCTCGGCGAGCATGCCGTCGCGGGCCAGGACCGGCATCAGGGCGCGCACCGACAGGCAGATCGCGGTCGACAGCTGCGACGGCGTCACGCGGTTGCTCTGCCCGTCATAGCCGCAGGAATAGCGGATGCGGACCGAGGCATCATCGCAGCGCGCGACCGGCCACACGCCGTTATAGACCGGCGCGATGGCCTGGCGGCCGAGCGGCTCGCCGGCGCCGAGCACACGAAAGCCGATGCCCTCGGTCAGCGTGGTGTCGACGCCATTGACGTCGAAATATTTGACGCTCGCGATCGCGACTAGCGGCGGATAAGGCAGCGGGATCGCCAGCGGGTTGTAATGCGGCCGCACCGTCGCGCGGCGATCGCCGAAGCTACGCAGCTGTAGCTCCCATGTCTGCACGCCGAGCGCGCGGCCAAGCCATCCGCCGGAAGCGGGATCGAGCGAGGAAATCGCCGCATCCAGAGCCATCGTGATCAGCGCGTCCTGGCTGGAGGTGCTGATGCCGAGGGCGCTCTTGCATTCGGCCAGCGAGACGATCGGCGTCGTGTTGTAGTCCGGCGGCGTGATCAGAACCGGGCGGCCGCCGTCGCTGATGTCGTTATTGCGAAACATGACGATATCCTCGACGGCGGCCGGTCGCTGTTACTTCTGAGCAGCCTGCGCGGCAGCCGCCTCGGCCTCGCGCGCGTCGATCGCCGCAACGATCGTCGCGATGATCTCGGCTTTCTTGGTCGCACCCTTAAGATCGATGCCGTTGCGCTCGGCGCCGGCCTTCAGCTCGTCGACGGTGCTGGCATCGAGCTCGGCGCGCCAGTCGGCTTTCGCCTTGTCGCGCGCGGCCGCCTCGATCCGAGACTCATCCTCTTTGGTCGGCAGCCGTGCGCCGCCGATCTTGATCTGGCGACGGCCTTCGTCGTCGTCGAATTCATGGATGTCGCCGGGCCGCAGCTCGGCGCCGCCCGCGGGCGTGTGGTAGGCAAGCATCACGACTTTCATGGTCTCAACCTCGTTCGGGGAAAATGGGCCTTACATAAAAAGGGCCGGGAAACGCTCCCGGCCCTTCTCCCCCGTAGCGGCCTGAAGGCGATCAGGACGCCGCGTTGACGAACAGCTTCACCGCGCCGCCGATGTCGATCAGATTGCCGCCGGAGCGCAGCCAGGCGAGGAAGCCGACCTGCCCCTTGCTGGTGTAGACAGAGTCCGTGAAGCGGAACATGGTCACGTCCATCACGTCGCGGATCGTGTACTCATTGAGCTTGCCGTAAGCGATCGACTTGGCGCTTGCGGCCATCACGGCCATGTCCTGGTTGACCTGGATCGGATCGCCGAGCAGCGAATCCGGGATCTTGCCAGCCTTGCCGCCGGTCGGGACCGCGAAATCCCAGCCCGGCACGAAGATCGGACGCGACTGGCCGTCCTTGATCTTGCGGATCACTTTGACGCTGGAGTCGTGCATCATCCACTTGCACTCGCCGCTCTCGCGATAGGCGGGGTCAACCGAATGCTGCATGTCGATCAGGCTGTCGTAGATGATCGCCGTGACCTGGCTGGTGCCGTTGGCGGCGGTGACGCCGGTCGTGGCCGCAGTGACGATGCCGTTGGGCTCATTCGAACCATCACCCGCACCCACCGTGAACTTGGTGTTGGTGATGCGGCCAAGACGGGTGCTCGCCCGCTTGATCACGAAGGCCTCGACGTCGACCTCGCTGTCCTGCAACAACTCGAACGGGACCGCGATGATCTTCGACGAGAACTTGTAGACGTTGAGCGGGACCGTGCCGAACGTCGGATCGGCGGCCGTCGCCGACGCGTTCTGTGCCACGATTTCGCCGGTCTCGGAGGTGCCATCCGAGGTCGGATAGCTGATCGGGTTGCCCTGCGACGTCTGAATGACGTTCGCGACGGCGCGCATGCCGCCGAACGCCTTGAGCGCATCCAGAACCGTTTTCTGGACTTCGGTCTGGACGGTGTAGCCGCCCTGACTGCCGGTCGTGGTCGACATCGTCGCGCGGATCTTGGTCCAGTCCTCCGCCGACAACTGTTCCGGGCTGCGAACCCATTTGGCGAACAGGGTCGAGGCCTCCGACTTCTGGTCTTGACCGACGCGAAGCGATGCGTCGACGACCAGGTCGCGCTGCAAATTGTCGGCGGCGGCCTGAATCACGCGCTCCTGGCGCTTGATATTGGCCTGGATCTCGACCAGCTGCGCGTCGAGCCTGTCCCATTCGGGCGTGTCGACGGCAGCATTCCATTTGTCGGCGGGTTTGTCCGCCATCGCCTGCATCGCGACCACGATGGCCGCGCCCTGCGCTCTCAACTCTTGAAGTGAAGCCATTCTGAAACCCCTTCTGGCATGGCTAGAGACCGCCTCGGCCAGGATGGCCGCGGCGCTTGTCCTGCTCGGCGCGGCGCGCTTATGCAGTCCTTGCGAGCAGATGGGCGCGACGCTGGCGCTGCCCCCGCTCATGTTCGGCGGCCGCGATAGTCGCAGCCTTCTCGCGATCCTGCCGGTCGCGCTCGGCGAGCGCAGCCTCGACCGCGGCACGGATCTTGTCGGGCGACGGGTCGGCCGCCATCTGCGCCGGCGCGTGCTCGAACGCAGAGACGTCCCAACGCGCCCGCGCATTGGCGGCGCTCTTGTCCTTGTCGCTGGCCATCTCGTCGGCGAGACCGCAGTCGATCGCCTCCTGCGGGGTCAGCCAGGTTTCTGCGGCCATCAGCTGCATGAACGCCTTGGCATCCTTGCTGCCGCGCGCGGCATAGGTGTCGGCGAGTTGCCCGTCGATCTTTTCGAGCAGCTCGGCAGTCGCGATCAGGTCATCAGCATTGCCGATGCCCCACGTCCAGGCCTTGTGAATCATCATCATTGACGCCGGCGCCATCACCACCTTGTCGGCGGCGATTGCCACGACCGAAGCCGCCGAGGCGGCATAGCCATCGACATGGGCGACGATCTCGCCGTCATATTCACGCATGATCTGCGCGATGCCGACGCCGGCAAACACGTCGCCGCCCGGCGAGTTGATGCGCAGATGCACCGTTCCGGACATGCCGCGCAGCGTCTTGGCAAAACCCTGGAGCGAGACGCCGCCGAACCATTCCGCCTCGATCTCACTCGACACGATCAGGTCATAGAGCTCGATCGTGTTGCTGGCGGCATCGGCGCGGAAGCTGCCGCGCTTGGCGTTGGCCGCAAACAGATTGAACAGGCGACGGTCTTTCATGCTGCTGCGTCCTTTGGTTCGGGTTGGCTCGAGTCCTTGGCCGCAGGCGCTGCCGCGCCGGCATTGACGCCAAGCTTGTCGGAGTCGGCATCGGGCTTGCGCGGCATCCGCAGTTTTGCGCGCGCCTCGTTCGGCGTGAGAATGCGAGGCTCGCCGGCACGACCGACGCCAACCCGCAGCGACTCGTAAAGCGTCTTGGTGTCGGCCTGCTCGAGGTCGGAGGTATCGAACATCGTGACGCGCGAGCGCGTCCGGAACAGCTTGCGGTCAAGCTCGCGCTCGATTTTGTTGAGGTACGGCCGCAGCGTGTAACGCACGAAGCCGATCGACATCGCCTCGACGCCCGAGCCCCAGGACGTGGTCTTTTCGTTGTGGCCGATCATGAACGGCGGCACGCCGTAGGCCCGCGCGATCTCCTCGATCTGGAATTGCCGCTGGCCGAGCAGTTGCATGTCGCTTGCCGAGATTTGCAGGCTGCTCATCTTGAGGCCGGAGTGCAGCAGCATCGGCCGATGCGCGTTCTCGACCGAGCGATGGCGCTCGTCGATCAGGCCCTGCAACTCCCTGATCCTGGGCTCGGCGAGCTGCTGGTCCGTCGACAGCGCGTAGTCGGGCCGCGCACCGTTGGTGAAAAACCGCGCCGCATATTCCTGCGCAGCGATCGCGACGCCGCCGGCATTGCGCAGCGAGTAGCGCAGCGGCGTCATGCCGCGCAGCCCGTCGAAGCCAAAGCCGGGAATGTGGATGATGTCGTCCTGGTCGAAGTCGCGCGTCTGGCCGATGACCTGGCCGTTGGCGAGATACTCCGGCGCGATCCGGTAGACCATGCGGCCGGTCTCCGGCACGATGCCGTTGACGACGCGCATCGGATGCACCGGCTCAAGCCCGACCGGCTTGAACATCCGGTCACGGCGGATGATCGCAATGCCGTCACCCTCGGCCATGATCGATTTGACCAGATATTCCCAGCCGATCGGCGCAGGCCAGCGCTCCGACATCTCCTCATTGAGCACCCACAGCAGCGGATCGTCGAAGATGCGCGACCGCTCGCCGGTCGGGATTTCGACGTTCATCATGTGGACCGGCAGAGTCTGGATCGCCCCGGCAATCAGCGACCAGCAGGCATAGATCGCCGTCACCGTCGCCGCGGAATACTCCGTCAGCGCCGGCAACCCGCCGCCGATCGACGGCCCGAACATATCGGCCCACGCTTGCGACCCGTGCACGAGACTGGTCAGCGGCACCATCTGCGTCGCATTTTTCGGCGGCTCGAAATCGTCGGGCACGCGAATTGCCGGCGCAGTGGTGCCGAGAATGTCGGAAATCCAGCTCATAGCAAAACCAGCCCTGCCACAGGTGCCGCCGGCGCCATCGCGATCGCTTCGGTCATGACCGCGGCGACGATGCCGTCGATCGAGTCCTCGGACCGCTTTTTCGCCGGCACGTAGTTCATGTTTTCGTCAAAGCGCACGTTGCAGTGCCCGATCATCCAGCGCGCGACGGGATGGCCGCCGTGATCCATCTCGCCGCCGAACACCTTGCGCTCGAATTCCTTGGTGCCCTGTCCAAGCGACTTGGTGCCGAAACGCATCTCGACGAACAGATCCTCCGGCTGGCCGGCCTTCACCATCCGATTGTAGAATTCGAGCGCGTTCCATGCGTCCCAGCCGATCTTGGTGACACGGAAGTCGGCGCAGGCCTTGAGCGCCGCATCGATCGCATAATCCAGCTCGAAAACCCCGCCAGGAATAGGCGTGATCGCGCCGGAATTTGCCCATTGATCGAACGGCGTCCGCTCGGCCTTGGTGCGCGCCTCGATCGTGTCGGTCGGCAGCCAGAAGCGCCAGACGAACTTGGTCCGCTCGCCCTTCTCGACCGGCGGAAAGCGCAAACACAGCGACGCCAGGTCGAACGACTTGGTCGAGTCGAAACTGAGGATGCACTCGCGACCCTTCAGCGTGTCGAGATAGGTTTTCCAACCGTTCGGGTCGGCCGATGCCGCGTCCCATTTCCGGACCGAGATCCAGCGCGCGAAATCCTCGACCCATTGGTTCAGGTGGTAGCGCCGAAACGCGGCTTCGGTCGCCGGCGTCACGGCTTTCGAGATCTCGCGCTCCAGAAACGCCTTGGTCGGCGACAGGCCGAGCGACGGATTGGCCGCAGCGTGCGCCTTCGGATCGCGCCAGTCCGCATCCTCGGCCGCGGCGAAGATCACGACCAGCGTGGTCGGATCGTCGATCCGGCCGTCGAGGATCTTCTGCGACTCCTCCCACAGCTTGAAGCCGGTCTTTTGCGACTTGAGGCCCGCCGTCGAGGCATAGAGCCGGATCGGCTGGAGCGAGGCGCCCTCGCCCTGGCGCAGCGTGTCGGCCAGCTCGGTCGACACCCATTCGTGCATCTCGTCCCCGACTGTGACGAAGGGCGCGCGCCCGTGCTTGCCCTTGGCCTTGCCCGGCATCAGCCGGAACGCCGAGCGCAGCTCCGCATTCCAGAGCTGCTTGGCAAAGACCTTGATCGGCTCGCCCGTGGTCGGCGAGCGGAAGACGGACGGCGCGTAGCCGATCATGTCCCCCATCTTGTCGAACACTTCGCGCGCCTGACTCTCGTCGTGCGCAAAGCAGAAGCCAGCGCCGCGGCGCTGACCCTCGATCGCCCAGAACAGCAGCGCCAGGGCCGCCAGAAACTCGCTCTTGCCGTTCTTGCGCGGCACCCACAGCCGCAGCTCGCAGAACAGCCGGACATGGACCTGCGTCGGCCGCAGCGTCTCCGGATCGAGGATCTCGGTCGGTGCTTTCCAGCCGATCAGCAGCCGGACGATGATCTCCTGCCACGGCGACAGCCGGAACGGCAGGCCTGCGAAGCGGCCGACCGTCAGCTTGAACCAGGTCGGCCAGCGGTCGACCACGGCCTGCGCCTTGGTCGCATCGAACCAGGAGCCCGGCACCGCGGCGGCGCGCTGCCATGCTATCCGAGCCCACGAATAGCCCAGCTCCTCGACCGCATGCGTCAGCCAATCCGGCTCCGGATAGAGATGCGGTCCCGCGACCGCCGCGATCGCCAGCGCGGACGCTTCCGTCTGCGGTTTCCAGTCCTGCATGCATCGTCAGTTGGGCTTTGTGCCTGGCGGGACCGAGTCGAACGCCGAGAGTGAGCCGATCGCAGACCCTTCCACGATCGGCGCCGGGATCGGCTCCGCGGCCGGCGCACTCTCGCTGGCATCGTCTTCCGCAGAACCCGCCGGCGCCGCGGGACGCTGGACGGCGCGGCCGAACAGCGTGTCGTCGTCGAAATGCATCGCGCCGGCGGCGAGCAGACGATGCCGATCCTGCGGCGATAGACCAAACTTGCTCGACAGGTCGATCGTCATCTTGGCGGCGTAGTCGCGGCGCGCGACGGCCGGATTTTCGCGGGGCATCTTGTCGCCGGAGATCGTCTTGACCATCACCGAGTAGCCCTTGACCAGGACTTCCTCGTTCGCTGCGACGAATTCGGCCGCGTAAATGCAGAACATCGCGAACAGGTGCAGGTCGAGCTGTGACAGCAGGTGCAGCCGGTCGAGCCGCGGCGCGTAATCGTCCCACATAACGCTCGCCGCCTTCAGCCGCGGATCTTGCAGGTAGCCCGGCTTGTTCTCCGATGGCGTCTGCGTCCGCACCGCGACGAGCAGCCCCGCCAGGCGCTCGGCCTCGGCGATCGCCTTTTCGGTTTTGCTCTTTCGCTTGCCGGGATAGCCCTTGGCAGCCTGATCGAGCGGATTGTCCGGGTGACGGCCCATAAAAAATAAAATCTCAGGAATTTCGCGGAAAAAAATGGGCTTCTAGAGAGCCGGTCCCGGAGAGGGGTCGCTAGACTTTTGACCACCCCCCGCCCCTAGGTCGACGGGCAACTCGGCCAGCGTCATACGCACGGCGACCTGACTGTCGAGCCAGAGGTCAGCGACGACGATCTCGCCCTTGGCAAACATGGCCTCAAGCTTCTGCTTGATCACGTCATGGTGCCACGCACAGGCGGGCTGCCACATGCCCCTATTCCAGAAGCGATCGTGATCGCCCTTGTGCGGCTCGACGTGGTCGGTCACCTCGGTAGGCGTCACCAGACCCACAGCCTCGCACCCCTTGCAGAGCGGATGATGCAAGCGGAACAGCCGAGACGCACGATCCCACTGCGCGTTATAACCACGCTCACGCGACGAACCGCGCTCGGCATCAGCCGCAGCATTGCGCTCGGCCTGCGACGGTGCGGGTCGAGCGCGGAATTGTTGTGGCCTTGAAGGCATACGATCAGTCAGCACGGATCTCAGTTGCAAGCTGCTGCATGTATGCAGCGCTTGTCTCGCCGTAAGTCGGCTCACGCCCCTCGGCCTCATCCTTGAGGAAGCCGTTGACCGTGCGGAATTCCGCTTCGAAACGCTCAGGCTCTTGGATGAACCGGCGCATCCACTCATTGAAGCACTTGACCATCTGAGCATTGTCCATCGGGTCGCCTCCTGTTGATTGACGCTCACACAAAAGGAAGGGCCGCTTGCGTTGCCACAAGCGGCCCAAGTCTAGGGAGGAAACGCCCAAGGAGGGCAGCGGCAACGCACAGGTGCGCGACCGCACACCCTATGCATGCGAAAGCCCGGCGCGATGGCCGGGCTTTGATTTCACGTGAAACGATTTTCCGAATGCTTCGCACCCTGACCGGAGTCAGGGGCGCTCAGAGCGTTTCCGCTTCTGACGGCGAGCCGTGGCTGCAAGCGCGCTTGCAGGGACCGGCTCGACCTGCGTTTCGGACAATTGAACCGAGACGCCGCGCAGCGCGTCGACAAAGACCTTGAGTCGGCTATGCGAGTCAAGGCGCTTCACCTGGCCGACAAAGCCCGCGAGCGGACCATCGACGATCTGCACCATCTGGTCGACGGCATAGTCGCGCTCGCTGAAAGGCTTATTCATCGCGCCGACAATGCCGCGCACGACCGCCATGTCGCCGGGCCTCAGCATCGCAAAGCGCCCCTCGTCGATCGTCAGCCAGTCGCCGACATCGTCGACGCGCCTGATTGCCGGATTGTCGACGTCAAAGTCGGGCACGAACACCATGCCAGCAAGGAACGGCCGCTCGACGCGCTTGCCGAGATGCGGCTTGCGGGTCTCGATCCTCGTCCGTCGATCGATGTAGCGCACGACGATCGGCGAATATGCGCAGACTCCGCGATCCAGCAAGCGCCGCACGACGCGCGCGTCGCGACCGGGCGTGACACTGAGCATGCACCAGCACCTCGGCGTGACCGGCACGGCGACGGGCTCGGCGATCGGCACGTGACCGACAAACTGCCCGATTTCGTAATGCATGTTCATTCGTCTCCCCCTGCCTGTGAAGCGTCGTCCTGTGATCCGCCGCCGTACCATGTGCCGTTACGGCGCGGCGGCCATGGTGCGGGCACCCGAAAGCCCTCTTTCGATTTTCGTAATCTGAAACCCGGATGCGTGATGGGCAGGCCGTGCACGGCAGGGTCGTGCGGCTCGAGCCAGATCCGCTCAGGCCGCGGCGCGGCGCCGAGCCATAGCCGCAGGCGATCGCGCCACGCGGCAAACTGTTCCGTGCCGAGATCGACGACCTGCCACGCTTCCGTTGGCAGTCCGCATGCCGCAAGCGCAACCAGATCGGGCTGGACCGGGAAAGTGCGCCACACGCCCTCGCCGAGACCACTGTCGTGCGTCGTCGGCAGGTCGCGGCGTTCGGCGATCAGGCTGGCGATCTTCAACCCGTCCAGCTCGGCGCCCTGCACGAAGCGACGCTCGGGCGGTTTCGGCACATCCTCGCCAAGCTTCGCGTGCGGAAACTCGTCGAAGCCGCGATAGCGAATCCACCGGTCGAAGTTGGGCGGCTTGGTCCGTCCCGCCCTGGTCAGCGCCTGTGCGAACAGTGGCACGGCCGCACGGCAAAGCCGCTGCTTGTCGGGCGACAGCTGGCGGAATTCGGCGAGCGATGCGGCGCGCCGATGGCCCTGTGTCTCGCGACCGGGCCAGGACTGCCACGCCGGCGCAAAGTCTTCCGGCTCTGGCCCATCTTCCAAAACCCGCATCTCGTCCCCCTCGCCCCCGGAGGGGGTCTTTGGGGGAGATTCAGGTTCAGGTTCAGAGGTTAGGTGGTCGCAAGTACTGCTAGGGCTAACCGAGGGCTGGCCGAGGGCTGAGCCGGAATTTAGCCCTAGCACGCTGCTAGGGCTAATCACCGTTGTTTCCGCTGCATTTTCGTCAGCGTCGACATGCGGCGCGCGGCCTTGCGCCCTCGCCTCGATCATCTCCGGATCGGCATCGAACAGCAGCCGTATCTGGTCTGTCGTGCGCTTGCCGCGCCCGTTGCCGTTGCGAACGCCGTTCTCGTCGAGCCATTGCGGCTGCCGCGCGATGGCGCCGACCTGCTCCAGCCAGACGAGACGGCGCCGCACCGTGTCGATCGACAAGCCGTCGCAATCCTCGGCCAGCGTCGGGATCGCGGCGAACGCGATGCCGTCGCCATCGACATAGAGCGACAGGCTGCGCAGCAGGATCGAGGCCTGCAAGTTGCGCAGCTTCAGGTTCCGTGCCCAAGCGTGCGCCTCGTCGGCGGCGATGCGGCGGGCTCGCCGTTTCGCGGTTGTCATGTGATGCTCTTGAGAAAGGGATTCAACTGGACGCGGTAAGCAACTGGCACAGGAAACGGTTCTGCTATCGCGGCCCCATCAGCATGATGCGGACGATGTCCTCGTCGGAGCGGTCCCACAGCAGGCCGCGGTTGATGGCGTCGTCGAGGCGGTCGAGCCAGCGCGCGGGAAAGCGCTTGATGCGGACCAGATGATCCTTCACGGCCGCGAGCTGCTCGGCGGGCAGATCGTCCGCCTCTTCCTCGGTCAGGATCTGGCCGGTCGAGACGACGCGGATCGCGATGTCCAGCTCGCCGAGCTTGCCGGCCTCGAGGACGAGCTTTTGAATGACGTTCGCCAGCTTGATCGCAGGCTCGCCGCCGGCGGCGAGCGTGGCGAGAACGAGATCAGCGGACATCGGAGCCCCCGCGCCCGGATGGCAGCTGTACGCCAGCCGCAGCGGCCCTGGCGCGCGCATCCAGCGCCGAGCGGCCAGGAGGCGGATCACCGAAGAAGCCCGCCGTCAGGCCCTGCCTATCGATGCGCAGCTGCAACTCGGCCCGCTCGCGCAGATGATCGAGCGAGGGCATGCGCTTCGGAAGGATCAATGGTGGAGTCGACGGCACCACGACCGGGACAGCCGCAACCGGCTCGGCCGCTGCGTCGACGATCGCGGCGCCACGCTTGCGCCAGGACACCACAGGTTGGCTCGGCTTCGGTACGCGCGGCCGCCGCGCACGGTCGCGGGCGCCCTTGAGCTTGCCGTAATAGCGCTGCTCGCAAGCCGCCGCCGAGCGGCCCGGCAACTTGGCTGCAATCGCCGGCCAGTCGAGACGCGCGACGTCGCGCAGCCGCAGCAACTCGGCATCCTCGGCGCGCGACCAGCGCACGCATGTTCTGTCGGCGGTCATGCCACCCTCCCCGCAAACAGCGGCGTCACGCCGATGCCGGCGCTTTCGCGATCGAGCGCTGCGGCGGCTGCCGGATTGATCCAGAGCACCTCGACACGCTCGCGGGCGCCGTCGGCATAGGCCTTGAATTCGATCCGGCGCCAGTCGTCGAGCGCGGCGTCATAAAGCGGGTGCGCGTAGCCGGACAGCACCACCATGCCCGCAAGGCCGCGCAGCACGCCCAGCAGGCGGTTATGGGCCGCCAGGTCCATTTCGTGCCTGTAGGCAGACTTGCCGCCCTTGAACATCGAGCGCGTGTCGTGAACGTAAGGCGGATCGACGTAATGCAGCGCGCGCGCACCGTCGTGGCGCTGGAGCACCTCGACCGCGTCGCGGTGCTCGATCACGACACCGCGAAAGCGCGCGACGATCGCCGGATAGGCCTCCGGCAGATTGGCCCAATCGTGCGCGGGCGTGGTGCCGCTGCGGTTGGAGTTGGAGCGAAAGCCGGTCGACTGATGGCCGCGCTGCGTCGAGGAATGCGCGTTGCTGCCGAACCCCATGAACGAGCGGATGACGAGCCGCCGCGCGCGCTCGACCGGATCCGGCGACCATTCATAGGCCAGCTCGAATTCCGCCCGCGCGAACGGCGTCAGGCGCAGCAGCTCGATCAGCCGCGCCGCGGCGCCCGTGTCCTGCAACACGCGGAACAGGTTGACGATGTCCTCGTCGAGATCGTTATAGACCTCGGCATGCGAGCGGGGCTTATGGAGCAACACGCCGGCGCCCCCCCCATAGACCTCGGTATAGAGCCTGTGCGACGGCAGATGCGGCAGGATCTGGCGCGACATCAGGAACTTTGCGCCATGCCAGCGAACGGGCGGACGGGTGATCGCGTTCATGCGCCCACCTCGACAGGTCCACAGGCGGGCGTGTTGCCGCCGACCTGGATTTTCTCGGTGCCGCGCCACCATTCCTTCCAATGGTCCTGCCGGCCGTGCTCGTCGACGCCGTGACAGGAGACGCAAACCAGCTCGCAGCCCTCGCGCGTGCAGACCTTGCGGCTGTCGCCGTTCGGCTGGCGCGTCTTTTCGCTCCATTTGTGCTTCACGACCGAGCCCCCGGTACAATGCGCGGAGAACGAAGCGAACCGCGGATTTCGACGCGACCGAATGCCAGCTCGACCACACCGCGCTGACCGCAATCGCAAACTCGAAATTTCCCGTAATGCTCGACCCAGCCTGCAACGTCATCCGCAGCCCGAACCCCCTTCATGTATCTCCCGTCGAGATACACATCGGGACAACTCGAAAAAATCAGCGGCCAGAAATCGTCGCTGCCAGCATCGCAGGTGACCCTCATTCCGCAGCCTCCAAGAACTCCGGCTCGGCCGCCTCGCCGTCATCCATGATTGCGAGGACGTTCGCCTTCATCTGGCGGACCTCGACGGCGTTGCCGATCTGCTTGACCTGGTCGGTCTTGGTGCCGGCGAAGTGGTAGCCGGGCGGGAAGCTCATGGCGGCCGCCAGCTCATGCGGTACGAACATCCGGAACAGGATGTCGGCCTCGCTGGTGTCGACATGGCCGCTCGGCAGCAGCACGGCCTCGACCAGGTTGATGTGCCCGGTTGCCGTCACCGCCGGCGCCGGCTGCTCGAGCCCATGCACGCGCGGCGCCTGCCCGTCCCGCTCGCCGAACTGCGCGGTAATGAACGCCAGCTCGCCGCGGTTGGCCGTGGTCAGCGTCGACAGCGGATCGACGTCAACATCGCGCGCGCGGTTCGACGTGTCGGAATGGGTGATCGGGACCACCATACCGAACCGCGCCTTGGCGGTCGCGGTCGGAAGCGGCTGCTCGGCGCTACGCAGCGTCTCGCCGCTGCCGGAGCCGTAATAGGGCGAGATCAGCACATGCGAGTGCTTTGCGACTTGCGTCGGCGTCGGCTCGGAAGTCGAGCGCGGCGCGCCGTCGGCGTGGCGCGAGAGTACGAAAGGCTCGACGATGCCGATCCGCGCAACGGTCGTCGCAGTCGGCGCCGGCTCCTCGACCGATTGCACGTCGCGCCGGAAACTCTGCTTGAGGATGATCGGCTCGGCGAGCCCGACATGCTGGCCGCATGCCGCCAATGCCGGCACAGGCTGACCCATGGACCGCGCGACGACGTTGTTGCGCAGCGTCACCACGATCGGCGAGGCCGGTCCCGGTCCGCCCCGCACCTCGCCGCTGCGAATGTCCCGCAGCCAGGCGACGTATTTGCCGACGCGCTTGCGGTTGCGCTCGCGCAAATCCGCGCGCCTGGCATGGCGCCGCGCGAAGGCGAACCGCAGCGCATGCAGCAGCGCGCGCTGCTGCTCGGCGATCAGCATCGCGATCAGGATGTCGGGCCAGCCGAACTTGAGCGCGCCGGCCAGGATGCGCGCCAGCGTCTTGGGCGCCAGCGGCACGGGCCGCTTGAAGATCGACTTGCCCTTGATCGACCAGTCGATGATCTCGCGCGCCGGCCGCCAGGGCAGCAAGCCCTCGGCGCCGGCACGATCTCGCCGGGCATGGGTGACGACAGGCAGCACCGAGCGGCGGCCATTGAACTTGAAGAAGCCGAAATAGCGCTGGCGCGTCGTCGCGGCGCCCTGGTTGGCGGAATTGTAGAAGCCCCAATCGTAGCTGGTCGCGCCGACGCGGCGGATCGTGTCGATCCAGAGGTCATAGAATTCGCCCTCGCGCGCCTTGATCGGACGCCGCGTCTGCGGATCGACCGGCCCCCATTTGACGAATTCGCGCACGTTCTCGATCAGCATGCGGTCGACCGTCAGCTCGGTAAGCCAGGGGATGACGTGCCAGGGGTCGCTGCGCTGCTGGTCACTTGTCGGCTTGCCGCCGCGCGCGACCGAGTGGTGCGTGCAGGTCGGCGAGGCCATCAGCAGGTCGACGCGCAAGCCGGGAATGATCTGGTGCGGCCTGACCTGGCTGATGTCGGCGCAGATGTGCCGCGCGCGCGGGTGATTGCGCTGGTGCGTCTCCAGCGCGACACCCCAATGATTGATGCAGACGAGATCAACGTCATGGCCGAGCTCGGCCATCGCCTGCTCGGCTGCCTCGCTGGAGCCGCCGGCGCCGCAAAAGAGATCGACGACAACCTTGCGCTGCCTCACGGATGAAACTCCGTAGGGTTCATCAGGCGAAACAGGCGCAGCCGCTCAAGCTCATCCGCGGTTAGCGGCATTTCGCAATCCGGAAGCCGCACAGCCGGATCGCATCGCATCACTTCCGCAAGCGAGCGCGCGTCGTAATTGCCGCGCTGGCGCCATGCGATGGCGTAACCAAGCATGAAGCCGGCAAAGGCGATGATGGAGCCGGCGCCGACCGCAACGTTTGTGCTGATCGTGATCATGCGGCCGACTGCGTCAGCTCGGCGAAGCGCTGAAGGAACAGCCCGCGCGCGTGAATCGGCGACCAGCCCACGATTTCGGTGTCGAGCGGTTGCTCGTTATCCACGACCCAGGGCTCGCCGATGTCGCGCATGATCTGCATGCGCTCGGTTCGCAGTGTGCGCCGATCGGCTGCCTTCACCGTGTCATGCGTGACGTCGGGCAGGCCGAACGCCTTGTAAACGGCCGCCTGGCAGCGCTTCTCTGCCGCCTTGTAATCCGGCATGAACTGCTTGATCGGCGACAGCATGTCGAGCAGGTACGCCTCGCTGCCGTCATGCAGCAGGCCAGCCAGCGCATCGTCGCCGCAAAAGCGGGAGACGATGATCGAGTGCTCCGCATTCGAATAGAACCGCAGGCAGTGGCCGCCGAAACGGCACTGCATCGCGAGCGCGTGCGCGATGTCCTCGATATCGACATCCTCCGGCCGCGGGTCGAGCGGCCAGAATTTTTTGCCCGTGTAGGTTTGAATCCATCCGGCGAGCTTCATCGATCCTCCTCCTGCTTGCGCGCAGCGAGGACGAGCCCCTTCCAAGGGTTCGGCCGTTTGAATTCGCCAACGCGGTTGAGATGAACCCAGATCGCGGCCCAGTAACCGAACATCTGGAACTTGTAGCGCGCGAGAGCGTCCCACGCCTTGCGCTCGGCCTGATCAAGTTCAGCTAAAAGTCGCCCCCTCACGCCCGCACCTCGATCCGTCGATCAGCCGGCACAACCAGCTGCGCCAGGAACGCGCGCCCGTCGTCGGTGAGGCTGATTTTGGTGGTGCCGCAGAATGCCAAGCCCTTGCCGACGAGATGGCGCAGCATTTCGAGCTCGGCGCCCTCGCCCGCCTCGATCGCCAGCAGCGCCCGCTGTTCGGCCAGCTCGCCCGCATCGACAGGCAGCCGCGTTTGCAGACATCCGTCGACCACCTCGGCCGGCGGCGCGTCCTCGATCTGGCGCGACACATCGAACAGGCTCGGCTGCGGCGCGCGGTAGGGCTCGGTCAGGTCGGCGGGCGCGGCGGGCTTGGCCTCGGCGGCCTCCAGCTCGCGCAGGCGGTCCCAGCCCGCCCCGCGCAGCTGCCATTGCTCATCGGAGACGTAGGTCAGCCCCTGCGCGACGTAGCGCGGGCCGATTGTCGGCGCGAGGTCGCGGCGCGCGTGGCAGAAGTCAGACAGGATCTTGAGCTGCTCGCGCTCCGACAGCTGCTCGACCTCAGCGGCCAGAGCGTCGGGCGATGGCGCCAGCCAGTCGGAGCCGGCCAGCTGGTCGATCGCGATGACGTCCTCGGCGTCATAGGGCGCGCGGTCGACGCCGTCCGAAACGGCCGCAGCGGCGCTGGCCCCGTCCGATGTTGCATCCGCCGCGGCCGCCTCGGTCTCACCGGAGGGCACTCCAGCGGAAGGCGAGTCAGGATTAAAACGCCGTTCCAGCTCGGCCATCCGATCGAGCCCCTCGTCGGTCACAACGAGTTCATCGTCGATGTCGACCACGACAAGGCCGCGCTTGATCAGGTCTTGAACGCCGGGACCGGACACGCCGACGCGCGCGTCGATCGCCGCGAGGGCCTTCCACTCGATGAACACAGGGTCATCCGACGGCGGTAATTTAACAGCCGCGGATGATTGCTGCGCGATCACTTCGCGCCAGTGCGCATCGCATGCCTTGTCGCGCGCGAGATCAAACGGCGCACATTCGCAGCGGAACGACCAGCCACACTGGCAGGCGGCGACGTCGAAAGCGACGTCGCCCTGGTAATCGCGCATCATTTTCACGACGTGAAGGTCGGCAATCGCCGGATGCTGCCAAAGCCGCGCGTCGTCCTGCGCCTTGCGATAGGCAACGAAAGCCTCGCGGCGTGCATCCGTGTCGGCGGCCGGCGCGACGTCGGGCGCATCGAAGCCCCACGCGGCCCAGCCCTCGCGGCGCCGACGCGCGTTGAACTCCACCTTGGGCGTGGTCGGCCAGTGGAATTCGATGATCTCGTGCAGATTGTCGGGCTTCTCCGAATGCCCGCCGACCGGCGCCGAGAAGTTGCTGCGGAAATGTGCCGTCGCGGGAGCGACGACCTTCCCCCGAACGCCGACGAGGACGATTTCATGCTCGCCGGTGAACCAGTAGCCGGGACCGCGAGCCTCGCCGGAGCGTTCCTTGTTCCAGACCAGGCTGGTGACGTAACGGAAGCCCTGCAGCTCGAGCACCTTGATGCCGATCGCCAGATGCGGGGACGTCACCCATTTGAAGATGATGCAGTCCTCGGCGAGACACGCGAACCGCTCGGCGCAGCGCGCGACGATCGCCTCCGGCGTCTGCGCGTCCTCGGCGGTCTCGTAATGCATCGACGGGCTTTTTTCGCTGCCGGTCTCTTCCGACCAGGCTGCGTGATGCCACTCGAAATCCTCGATCGCGACGCCGTAGAAGCTGCCGGGCAAGGCCTGGATCTTGCGGCCGGTCTCGGCCTCGCGCTCGGCCCTGCGCTCTTTCTTGGCTGCGATCTTGTCGACCCGGATCTCGCGGATCAGCGGCGCGAGCGCTTTCTTGGCGTCGTCGGTCAGCTTGCCGGAAGCATCCCGCGTCAGCGCCTTGGCGATCTCGGCCTGGCGCTCGACCGGCTGCGTCGCGATCTCGGCTGCCGCCGCGACCGACAGGTCGCCTGACTTGACCGCCTCGACCACTTCCGGAACCGCCGCCCGTTTGACACCCTTTGCGCGCTCGACGGAACGCTCGCTGACCTTCAGCGTGTCGGCAGCTTGACGGTCGGTCAAAGCGCCAATTGGCGCTTTGCTCCGGTCACCACCGCGCCTAAGCGTTGCCAGATCGGCTGCAACCATGGCACGCTGGCTTTCGCTCATGTGGCGACGGTTGAGGTTTTTCGACAGCACGAAGGCGAGCGCCTCGGCGTCGTTTTCGACCGGGGCATCGCAGTACAAGCCGTAGTCGCAGAGATCGGACAAACGCTCGGCCGAGAGAGGCTCGCCGGACCACCTGCCCCATTCATTGCCGAGCACCTCGCCGGTCGAGACCAGCCAGACCAGGGCGCGATAGCGGTTGCGGCCGTCGAGGATCTGATCGGCACCGTCGACCGTGATCAGCGCAATCCGGTCATGCAGACCGTTGATACGGATGTCCTCGGCGAGATCGTAAAATTCCTGCCCCTCGATCAGCGGGAACAGGTTGGCATAGGGATGAAATGCGAGCGTCAAAACGGCATCCCCTCGATCTGTGCCGAGGCCGTGAGCGCGTCGGCGATGAGCTGCTGCACGATGGCGTCAAGCGTCGGCGCCGTGCCGCGCGTGCGGCGGCTGATAGCGTTGTCGCGCTTGGTGGCCCAGCGCAGATTGCAGCGGCGATTGTCGAGGGTCTGGCCGTTGATATGGTCGACCACGTGCGCGGCGAGGAACGCGTCATCCCAGCCAGGATCGGCCGCGATCATGATCTCGCGATGCGCGCGCACCGTGGAGCGCTGCGGGCCGACATTGCGCTTGGCGTAGAGCATCCAGCTGTCGCCGCGCCCGTTGCCGGCGTGCCAGACGTTCCACATGTTTTCCGACAGCCAGGCGTAGTCGACCGCATCGACCAGCATGAAGATCGGCTCGCGCTGCGACAGCCAGATCCGGCGGCACGGCGTTGCCGACAGGTCCGGCAGATCCGGCAGGTCGAAGGCGACGGCGCGAGCTTCGACAATATTGACCGGCGCCTGCATCATGCCGACACCCCGCGCGAGCGCCGCTCGGCGCGATCGGCAGCCGACAGGACATGGCTTTTCCGTCCGCCGTCGATCGTCGCCTCGACGGCATCCGAATCCAGCAACCGGCTCGGCCGCTCGCGCCGCGGCTCCGGTGCGACATACTCCTCGGCCGAGGCCTTGCCGGTTTCATCGCGCCAGAGCCGCATCGGCTTGCCGCCGACGCGCGCGATGATCTCGCCGTTGTTCGGGATCAGCAGCTGCAGCGTCTCGATCAGTTGGTCGCGGCCGAGGCCGTCCTGCGCCAGGGCCTTGACCTGCTCATGCAGCGGGCTGTCCTCGGCCATGCCGAGCGCGTGCATATAGACCGCATCGACCGATTCAGCTTCGGCCAAATCGTTCGGGTCGATCTTGCGGCGGCGAATGATACGACGCATCGACTTGACGTCGAACCCACGTGATGCAGCCTCCGCAAAAACGGCTTTCTTGTCGTCGCCGAGCGCCTTGCGCTCCTCCTCGATCCGCTCGACGCGGTCGATGTAGGACTGTAGCTCCTCGCGCGCGGCCTTGGTGTGAGGTTCGGTCACGCCCGCCCCCGCTTCCAGAGCTGCGCGGCCGAGACCAGCAGCGTGTAATCGCAGCCCTCGAAATCAGCGTCGTAACGCATCAGGTCATGGGCGATGCGATGCGGCGTCCAGGTCTTGAGATCGTGGCCATTGGCGAGCGCACGCGCCGCGGCGTCAGCGACCATCGCGACTGTCGGGATGGCGCGCGCAGTCATGACGCCCTCACCAGCTCGCGGAAATTGGCGACCCAGCCGGCAACCAGGCTTTCCGGCAGGTTCAATTCCCGCGCGATCTCCCACGTGTCGTGCTTGTGCAGCCAGAGCGTGATCGCTTCGCGGTAACGCTTGAGCTGCTGCCGCGAGACGTCGTTCGCATTCGGCGAGCGGTGTCGAATGAGCGCCCCCATCACACGCCCTCCAAAAGGCCGGCATCGACGCGGTACGGCTTGACCTGGAAATAGCGGGGGCTCTCGCCGGGAACGACAAACAGCCCGCAGACGTCGGAGCGGACGAACGGCTCGCCGTCGATCATCAGCAGCGTCGGCGCGTTGTCGTCGATCGTCAGCGTCGCCACGCAGCGCGCGCCGTCGAGGAAATGGCACTCGGCCTGGACCACCCGGATGCGGCCCATTGGCGGGGGCGCCAGCGGCGAGGCATTGTCGCGAGGCCGCCTCATGACCGCACCTGGCCAAAACCGTCGGCGCTTTCGCGGGAGCGGCGCTCGTCGCGCAGCACCCGCGCCAGAGCCCCGACACAGAGCAGCGCGCCGGCCAGCAGCACGGCGGCGAACATGATCAGAAAGCGCAGATCGTCAGGATCTGCGACGCGCGTCACGACGTCCGTCATTGCCCCACCCCCTCCTCAAAAGTCCCTCGAAATGCAGGGCGCGCTGCGTTTTCCACACGCGTCCACAGGGCGCGGAAACGACCGCGCACCCCGGTTGTCCACAGGCTGAAAATTCGCCGTGCGCGGGCCGCGCCGGACGTCGACCATTGCCGGGTCCGCGATTCATGTTCCCGGACATGGAACAGCCCCCGCCTCGTCAATCGCCTGCGTCCTCGGACCGACCCCGACCCAGTCATTCGGAGTCACGGCGCCTTCGGTCAGATCGAAAATCAGCGCCATCGCCTTCTGATCGGGCTCGCGCTCGCCGGCCCGGTAACGCCGCACGGTTTCGCCCGACCAGCCGGCCTTTCTGCCGAAGGCCGAATTGCTTTCCCGCTCTCTGAGCATCCAGGCGTCGAATCTCATGGATTCACCTCAACACCATTTTGGTGATGATTCGCAAGGAGCCAGCACCGGAATGGTGGTGGCAACCAACACCATTTTGGTGCCCCGTTACCCTATGAAGGGCAAATATCCGAACGGCCTCGCCGAGGCGCTGGCACGACGCAGCAAGGACATGTCTCAGGCGGACCTCGCCCGGGCCGTGGGGACGAGCACGCAGCAGATCAACCGGTTGCTGCACGGCGAAAGGGAGATGACGGCGCTATGGGCTGAAAAGCTGGCGCCCGCATTACGCACATCTCCCGAAAAGCTCGTCTTCCCGGGACTGCGCACGTTCCGCGCCCCGCTGCTCTCATGGGTCAGCGCCGGCCGGCTCGCGCATCAGGAGGGTGTCCGCAAGACAGACGTGCGCAAATACGTGTATTTGGCCGACCTTCCGCGGGGTGACTGGATCGTGCTGGAGGTGGACGGCGATTCCATGGATCGCGTGGCGCCCCACGGCTCTTACATCTGCGTCAATCTGGCCGACCAGCGAACCGTCAATGACAAGTTCTTCGTGTTCGCCACGCCGGAGGGCGACGCGACGTTCAAGCGGTTCAGGTCCGGCAATCCGCCGCGGCTTCAACCCTATTCCACAAATCCCGACCATGAGACCCTTCAGATGACGGGCGAAACGTCGGTTGTCGGCAGGGTCGGGCGGGTGATCAATGACCTGGAGTAACGTCACCTAAAAGGCAACGATCACCAATTTGGTGCAAGAAAGGTTTGACCGTACACCATTTTGGTGATTTTTTGTTTCCCGTGAAACACCACGGGAGACCGCCGCCGTGTCGCGCCCAACCGACCTGTCCGCCGCCGACTTCGCTTTCCAGCTGAAGCTGCACGGCTTCATGCACCTTCGCGCCGAAGGCCGCTTCGCCGACGTCCGCGCCAAGGGCTGCCCGCGCACCGAGCCGGTGATGCGCGGCAAGCGCCTGAACCGCCAGGCGACGCTCGACGCGCTGATCCGCGACCGCAACGCCCGCAAGGACGCAGCGGCCGCCGCCGAAGCGGTCCAGATCGAGCGCGAACGCATCGCCGAGACCATCGCCCCGCGCGCCCTGCCCGCTGCCCGCGCCAGCCTCGAGGGCGCCGACGCGATCGCGCAGCTCGCCGACGACTTCATCACCATCACCACCCGCAGCGAAGGTGTCGCCCTGCCTGACCTGGTGCGCATGGGCTGGCGGAAATCGCAGGTGTACGCATGGCTAGAGGCCGCCCGCACGCTGGCCTATGCCCGGCAGAACGGGGCTGCGGTCTGATGTGCATCTATTTCCCCGACCTGCTGCTGGTCTGCGGGTGCCCGGACTGCACCGTCTGCGTCGACCGCGAATTGCCGCTCGGACCGCCCACCACCATATCCGCGCGCGACATGCGCTGGCGCAAGCTGCTCGCCAGTCGCCATTTCATCGCCGTCGCGATCGAGGCCCCGCTGGCGTCGACACCCATCATCCGGAGCGCGTGACCATGGGCACGCGCGCCAACCAACAACATCCCGGCTACTTCCTTCGCCTGCTCAAATTCAGCCCCTTTGAGCGGGCGCCGCGCGGCGGCTGGCGCTTCGGCACGCGACGCATTGGTGATGCGGTCGTCGCAAGGCTGGTCGCCAGCGGCCGCGCGGAGATCCGGGGCGAGCAGCTGATTGCCTGTCAGCGCCAGGAGGGCGAGCGATGAACGTGCAGCCGGATACGCGCAAAGGTCTGTCGGACGCTGATCGCGCCGAGATCGAGCGGCTTTGCTCGACCATGGCGAAGCCGACGCCGGGCAAAATCTCTAACAAGATCGGCCGTGACGTCGGGACCGTCGCATGGTTCATGATCACGCACGGCCTGATCGAGCGCAAAATTCAGTACGGCGGCCCCGCATCTTACATGCAGGGCGGCAAGGTGGTGTTTCGCTACACCGAGGAGCACGATCGCAAGATCGTCGCGATGCGGCGCGACGGAAAGTCTGTGCGCGAGATCGCCGCGGCCGTAACCGATGAATTCGGCATCGCCCGCACGCCCCACAGTATCGACGTTCGGCTCAAGATGCTTGCGGCTTATGACGGCGGACCGGAGGACGGGCTTTGACCGACGAAACCCGACAATCAGCGACGCAATCCGTGTCGCACGTCGAGCGCCATCCGGGACCGTTTATTGGGCCGGACGTCGATCTTGCCCGAGCCTGCGCGGTGGTCACCATAGCCGACTACGGCAACGACACGCCGGAAGAGCACCAGCGCATCATGGCCGGCGGCATCTGGAACGACCACATCGCCGTGCAGACGGCGTTGACGGCCATCCACTCGATCCGGAAAGCCGATGGTCGCGCGGAGCTGCGGCAACTGATCAGCGACCTGTCGTCCGACCTGACCGACGAAGGCGCTAACTACTCGACCGAAGGTCTGCACGAAATGCGCCGGCGCGTCGCAAACGCGCTCGGCAAAGCGGAGTGCCCCGACTGGCTGCACGAGTATCTCGACGCCGAGGTGATCCAGTTTCCCAAGCAGCTAACCACGTCTCACCGGCCGGAGGGCAAATGAGCGTCAACATGATCATGGCCGGCGCGCTCTGGCGCGACCTCAACGCCCGAGGCGTGCGGCACCTCGACCTCGGCCATTGCGAGGCGATGGTCGCGCGCATGCTGGACTGCACCCGCGCCGTCGCGGCCCGGATCAGCGACGACGACAAGCCGCCGCGGCGCTGCGACACCGGCGAGGTCGATCTCGACCTCAGCTGTATGGTCTGCGGCGCCGTCGAGGGCGAGACGTGCCGGCAGCTGGAGGGGCGGCAGTGACCAAGCTCCACTGGCAGGAAGGTGCATATCCCGGCGACAACCGCCGCCTGCTCATGTGCGGGACGGTCGCTGTCGGCGCCATCTTCCTCCCCGGGCCGCGCGCCCGCTACACGCGTTGGCGCGCATGGTGCACAGCCAGGATGAATGCGGCGGAAGGCACCGAACGAAACCCGGATCAGGCCAGGACGGAAGTCGAGAAGCGCTTCACCGAGTTTCTACACCTCGCCGGTCTCGCTCCCGCCGAGCCGAGGGACGACGCATGATCACCGAGGCGCAGCTGCTCGCCGACATCGCGCTGGTCTCCGAGATCATCCTCGCGCACGGCGAGAAATACGCGCCGCTGCTCGACCGGCTCGAGCAGGAGGTCGAGGCCCGCCGCCGCAGCGATCCCCTCAGCCGCGCCCGCATGCACCTGGCACGCTCGAACGCAGCGGGAACGAACACCCCGGCGCAGTGTGTATCAGAGTGTGTATCACCCGATTTGCCCCGCCGATAA